TGTAGAAAAAGTAAATAACAATAATCCAACACAAGGATACCTTGACAATGCAAGAGCAGAGCAACATGGTTTGGGAGATGCAAAATCAAAAGAAATTAATCCTGGCACGGTATATAGAAATGGCTATGGACTATTTGATGTAATTACTCCACCCTGGAATGTTTACGAACTTGCTAATTACTACGATACGTCATTTGCTAACCATGCAGCCATTGATGCCAAGGTAGAAAACATTGTCGGTCTTGGATATGATTTTGAAGTTGCTGCAAGTACAATGTTACGCCTTGAATCAAATAAAGATAGGGATCAGGTTTCAAGAGCAAGAAATAGAATTGAACGTGCAAAGATTGAAATGCACGAATGGCTAGAGTCACTAAATGATGATGATTCTTTTACAACAACAATGATGAAAGTTTATACAGATGTTCAAGCAGTAGGAAATGGATATCTTGAAGTTGGTAGAACTACACGTGGTGAAATTGGTTATATTGGACATATTCCAGCAACGACTATGAGAGTTCGTAGATTACGTGATGGCTATGTTCAGATAATCGGAAGTAAGGTTGTTTACTTTAGGAACTTTGGAGCAAAGAATGTTAACCCAGTTACTTCTGATCCAAGACCTAATGAAATCATACACTTTAAACAGTACTCGCCTTTAAATACTTTTTATGGTGTACCAGATATAATGTCGGCAATAAACTCGCTCCATGGAGACCAGTTAGCGTCACAATATAACATCGACTACTTTAGTAATAAGGCTGTCCCTCGTTATGTTGTGACTCTAAAGGGTGCACGACTAAATGCAGATGCAGAAGATAAGATGTTTAGATTTTTACAAACAAGCCTTAAGGGTCAATCTCACAGAACACTTTATATCCCACTTCCTGGAGACACAGATACTAATAAAGTTGAATTTAAGATGGAGCCTATTGAAGACGGGGTTCAAGAAGGATCATTCAAAGAATATCGTAAGCAAAATCGTGATGATATTTTAATTGCACACCAAGTTCCTCTTTCAAAATTAGGAGGAGGAGATTCTGGATCTATTGCAGCAGCATTAGCGCAAGATCGTACATTTAAAGAGCAGGTTTCTCGTCCTGCCCAAAGAGAACTTGAAAAAATAATCAATAAGATTATTAAAGAAAAAACAGATGTATTAGTTCTAAAGTTTAAAGAATTAACGCTAACTGATGAAATCGCACAGTCTCAGATTCTTGAAAGATATGTTAAAACCCAAGTTATGCTTCCAAATGAAGCAAGATCAGCACTTGGCCTTCCACAACGGGAAGGAGGAGATGAGCCATTTAATCCTAAGCCAGAACAGGCAGCAAATGATAATGCTGACAGGGCAAGGGATGGAGAAAGACTAAACAATCAGTCCGATGGATCTGCCACAATTAGTGGTAGAAACCCAAAGGGTGAGGGTAGATCTTCTCAATAGTTTTCCACAGTTTTATCCACAGTTTTTAAACATTGTGTAAAAAAGGCTCTATAATATATTCTAGTATGACTATATCCAAAGCCCATTGGAACACCGATGGCGAATCAGTAAGGCTTTCCCTTCCATTTGCGAAGGTTGATAAGGAGAGACGTATCGTCTCAGGTTTTGCCTCACTTGATAATCTTGATAAGCAGGGCGATATAGTTACAGCAGATGCTTCAATGAAAGCATTTTCAAAGTTTCGTGGAAACATTCGTGAAATGCATCAGCCATTAGCAGTTGGCAAAATGGTTAATTTTAAAGAAGATAGATATTTTGATCCAGAAAGCAAAAAGTTTTATTCTGGAGTTTTTGTTTCTGCATATGTATCAAAGGGTGCACAAGATACATGGGAAAAGGTTTTGGACGGTACATTAACAGGATTTTCTATTGGTGGACGTATGAATAAATGGGATGATGGCTATGATGAGAAGTCAGACTCCACAATTAGAATTATTAAGGATTATGATCTTGTTGAATTGAGTCTTGTAGATTCTCCAGCAAATCAATTTGCAAACATTATGTCAGTTGAAAAGGTTGACGGTATTGAAATTGTCAAAGGTCAAGATGTAGAATTAGAAAATGTTTTTTATGATTCAGAGTCTGGATTAGTAATGGTATCAGATCAGGAAACAGTAACAAGCCCAGTTACTGGAAACGAAATGACAAATATAGGGTTCGTTGAAAAAACGGATAATGAAAAAATGGATATAGTCAAATTCTTAGTAGATAGTGCTAAAGGCATTGATGCTAAGATAACGAAGGAGGATAATCCTATGACAAAGAAAACAAAGACTGAAGAAGTCGAAGTAACAAAGTCAGAAGAAATCGCTCCAGAGGCAGATGCCGTAGTTGAGGCTCCTGTTGCAGAAGTTACTGAAAAATCAGAAGAGATTGCAGTAACAGATGAAGTTGTTGAAAAGTCTGAAGAGACTCCAGCAACAGAAGAAGTTGCTAAGGCTGACGAATCAGTTGAAGCACCAGCAGCAGAAGTTACTACAGAAGTATCTAAATCAGATGATGCAATTGTTGAAGCAGTTGCTGAAATCAAGAATACAATTACATCAGCCTTTAGCGATTTAGTTGAAACTGTAAAATCTTTGCAGGCAGAAGTAGAAATGCTTAAGTCTACAAAAGTTGATACAGCAGCAGTAAAGAGTTCACTTGATGCAGTCGCCAAAGACATTGCTGCAACAGTTGAACATGTTGATAAGTTTGGAAAGAGAGTAGACGCAGTAGAAGCAGACACTGCTTTCCGAAAGTCTGGCGATCTAGGCGAGATCGTACAGGAACAACCAGAAATGGTTGAAAAATCCCTATGGGGCGGACGTTTCCTCAAAACAGCCGACTTATTTAATTAAGTAATCACTTAGGAGGTGACAATATGTCGGAAGAGATTAAGAAAAACCAGCCAGGAGAAACTGGCGAACTAGGCGGAACAGCCCCTGGTCTTTATCAAGGTCAAGGTGCATTCGCTTCAGGTGGTGTTGGTGGTGTAACAGATCCAGGTGCAGATACACTTGGAAACATTCCTAACGCTAACTTTGGTGTTACCACTGGTCCTAATGCCGTAAACCCTTCGGGTGATGCTGCAAGCGGAATCCTACGCCCTGAACAGGCACGTCGTTTTATTGACTACGTTTGGGATGCTACCGTTCTCGCCCAAGATGGTCGTCGTGTGACGATGAGAGCAAACACCATGGAATTAGAGAAGATCAACGTTGGTGAGCGTGTTATTCGTGCTGCTGCTCAGGCAGTTGGAAATTACACAAACACTGGTGCAACCTTCTCAAAGGTAGAACTTTCTACAAAGAAAATCCGTTTGGATTGGGAAGTTTCTGCTGAAGCACTAGAAGACAATGTCGAGGGTGGTGCATTAGAAGATCATCTTGTTCGCTTGATGACAAATGCATTTGCAAATGACATTGAAGACCTCGCTATTAATGGCGATGGTTCAACAGGTGACTTCCTTTCAATTATGCCTGGCTTCATCAAGAAGCATCAGGATAATGGAGACTCACATGAAGCAGCAATCACAGTTGCTGACAATGCATGGACTCCAGAGAAGATGCAAGAAATCATCCTTGCAATGCCACGTAAGTATCGTGCTATCAAGTCTAACTTGAAGTTCTATGCAGGTACAGATGCATTCGCAGGTATCGTTAAGAATAACGGTACATTGTCTGATGCAATCGCAGAGGCACTTGGCAAGAATGGTAACACTTCTGCTAACACACAGGCCTACCTTGATGGTCAGGGCCAGACATTCGGTGGAGCACGTACAACACGTGTTCTCGGAATTGATGTCCAAGAAGTTCCTTACTACCCTGAAGGATATGTCGATTTGACATTCCCACAGAACCGTGTATGGGGCTTCCAGCGTGATATCGTCGTAAACCGTGAATATGTTGCTAAGAAGGACACAATTGAATATACTGTGTTCGTTCGCTTCGGTATTCAATGGGAAGAAGAAGACGCTATTGCATGGGCAGATGCTGCAGCAGATGCATAATCTGTAATCAGTACCTTTGAGAGGGGGCAGGGGCTAGTTCTCCTCCCCCTCTTAATCTTTAGTATTCTGTTATAATAGTCACATAGGAGGTAAAGTAATGGAAGAAAATAATTTGAATAATGAAACATCAGTAGAAAATGTTGTTGCTCCAGAGGCTCCAGTAGAAGCAGTAGTTGAGGCCCCTATGCCAGAAACTAAGGTTGAAGAGGTTGCTGTAGAAAACAATATTGAAGCATCAGTATCTGAAGCCAAGGAATCTACAGATGTTATTACCACATCAGACTTAAGTAGATCTTCATCTGATACAGTCCAGGGAATTGGATCTGTTGCCAATGGCGTAATCGGTGTTGCACAAACACCACGTCAGGCAAAGAACCCTTCACCTGCTACTGTAAAGAAGTCTAACAAGACAGTGGCAATTCATTCTACAAAGAATGTAAGTTTACCTGGAGTTGGCAAGGTATATCGTGGATATAACATTGTTACCCCAGAGCATGCTGAAAAGTGGTTAGAGCGTAGCCATATCAGACTTGCTACACCAGAAGAAGTAGCCAAGGAGTTTGGTCGCTAAATGGATATTCTGAGAGTTCCGCCATATAGTTTAAGTATAAGTATTGAT